CAGTTTGGCCTAAAACCTTTTATTTTATAATCTTTATCAACCATTAGTAATAAACCCTCCCCTCGGTTTTCACACCAGGTTCATCTTCATAATCATCTTTTAACATGACATGGTATCCTTGTCTATATTTCATCAAGGCTTGCGTGGTAGAATCCACGTAGTCATCATTGTCGCCGAATGGGAATGCTGCACATTCCTCTATAACATCTTCAGCGAACGTTTTTTTGGGCGCCCATATCGCGCCAGCTTCAAATAGTGGCGCTACGCTGTTTACCCTCGAATGTTTATCATTTCCTTTAGAGGGTGTAAAGTTTATAACAGGTATCCCCATCTTTTGCAACTCATGTGTTAAAGGCATACCAGATGCCTTCGCTTCTATGATTACCATTTCTGGGTCCCAATACTTATATTGCTCCATTGCTTCTTTTTTAAGCTCAGGAAAATTCCAACGATCTTTCTTGGCATCCAGTAATATTAATGCTTTTCCTTTTCCATTATCAGGATTAAATACACCCCATGTTGTAATAGCCGAGTAGTCCGCAGTTTCTTTTGCACTAAATGCTGTATCATAAGATTGTATAATAAATTCTAGGTCTGGAATTTTTTCTGTTTCCCACGTTTGCCACCACTCACGTTTTATAAGTGCACCTTCCTCGGACGTAGGCTGTTGCATCCACTGTGCTTGCCACTTGGTTAACGGAATAGATGCCTTGACACCAAGTAAACCTTTCATGGTCCAAAAATTACCCCACATAGGTTTATCATTTATAATTGCAGGAAACTCTACTACTTCCCATTTATCTGTTAGTTCATCTTTGCCTTGGGCCTCGAGCAATTTACCTGTAAGATCTTTTACAGACCATCTTGTCATTACAACAACAATAGCACCGCCAGGTTGTAAACGCTGACGTGGACCAGATGTGTACCACTCGTAATGTGATTCTAAAACGGTCGGCGAGAGAGCATCCTGCTCAGAATGAGGATCGTCAATAATAAGTAAATCGGCACCACGACCAGTAATAGCGCCACCAACCCCAGCAGCAAAATACTCACCGCCATGATTTGACTCCCAACGTCCAGCAGCTTTCGAATCAGCTGCGAGTCTAACATTAGGAAAAACTTGTTCATATTCAGGTGATTCTATCATATTCTTTGCCTTACGTCCAAAGCGAATTGCTAATTCTCCTGTGTGAGTAGTTTGAATTAATTTGGCTTTTGGATGACGGCCCATGAAGAACGCCGGAAATAAGTTAGATGCAAATTCTGATTTTGTATGTCTTGGTGGCATATTAACAATAAGTCTTTTAAGCTCACCACTCGCAATACGATTAAGTTTATCAGCATAAATTTTGTGGTGTTTTCCTTCAACGAAATCAGGCCAAACTTGTTTAACAAATGTTATAAAATCACCTTGCGCTTTTTCACGCTTTTCTTCTAAAACATTCTTAAGAATCAGTTTTAGCGTATTCGTATCTAAGGACTCTAATTTAGAAACATTTTCCATTTTTTAAAAATTTTTTTAGGGACTCCAATTATAACGTTTTTATACGTGATTGTCACTCTCAGACTTGCCTTCGGGTTTTTTTAGAGGAGGTAGACGAAAAAGGGGGGGTGCCCCCTCCGTTTGGGAGGTCGAGACCGGGCGGCGAACGGAGTGAGCCGCAATAAGAGCCCGGGCAAGTTATCCACAGGTTATCCACAACTTATTACTATTAACTATTGACGAGTTATCCACAACTTAATGCAATCAACTATATCCATTGCCAATGATTCGTGATACCAATAATAAAAGAAAGGATAGGTAATTATGCCAAACGAATTAATAAAGACACAATCAATCAACAATGTTGATATTACCCCTGTAATGAAAGAGGTAATAGAATACTCTAAAGACCAAGCAAGTGTTGGTGATTTAGAACAACTGATTAGTAAAGTTCCAGCAAAAGAAAGCATGGATTGGAAACTAATTAGTGGTGTACTAATGAATTCACTCGTTGAGTGGGTTGCTGAAGATAAGGAGGCTAGACTTGACTTGATTAAAAGACTGCAAGGAGATGTTGGATACATCTTGAAACGAATGGGTTTAACTATGTAAACCTATCCACATAGTTATAAGAGGGCGATAATCTTCCGATAGTCGCCCTTTTTTTACGCCTTGACATCAGCGTCAGCAAGTGCCCGTGCGGGCCCGGGCGAACGAATCCATATTATAATGCGGTTTGTTGCGGTTTGGGAGTTTGCGGGAGTTTTGAGGCAAGAGCCGAATAACTCCGTTTATCTTGCCTCTTTAGAAGATGTACTCGGATAAATCCTCATCAGTTATAAACTGTTCTATCTTCCCTCATTTGTTAGAGATACCTCGTTAGATAACGGCAATAATTTGACATTCTAACTTCTCCTGTCTAACTTAGTTAGCGTGTGTATATACAAGGAAACTAACTATCATTATTATATCATCAAATTCATCTCATATCAACCTCTCTTTCCAAATTCTTGTGGATAACTAATTTACGAATCCACTTCCAGTCTGGAAGACACCGGGCGCGCCCGGTGCGTCAGAGACATACCCAACCATTATTAGCGGTTTTGCGGTATTCAAGGAGTTTGGGAGTTTGCGTCATCCTGCATCTCACGTCAGCAGCTGCATCAGGATCCAAATCACGGCAGCTCCAGCTGCAACCTTGATGGTTCCCAGTATTAAAAAACCTAGCAAATGTACCATTTATTCTCTCTCTTTCTCCTATCTCTTCTTATTATATATGCTTCCTGGTGAAGGAAGTCAAGAGCCCGGGCAATAAAATTCGCAGAAAACCTACCTTTTATTCCGAAGGTTAACGGGATCGCGCCCCGGTACTTAAATTCAAATTCCCCTTACAATAAATTAGGGTTTTCAGCCATTCTCGGGAGTTTGGGAGTTTGATTCGCGCGCAGCGCGCCCGGCCACTTTATCCACAGGTTATCCACAACTAGAGGGTTATAGATAACCTATGGGAGTTTTGGAGTTTTAGTTCTTTGTTGTTTCTGGCTCTCCAAATAGATTACCTAAGAAACTTGTTTCAGCTTTCTCATGTGCTTCCTCTACTCTTTTAGCATTACGAGTCATAACAGGAACAACCCCATCATAATGCTTCGCAATTCTATTTAATACTTCGTTGTTTTCTTCTATTGCGTCAGCAATTCTATTAAGTGCTGTACTTACTTGTTCGTCTACTACCATATTTACTCCAGTTCTAATTCTTAATGAATTACATATAATATAACATTTCCAACCGACAAATTCAACACCTCTTTCCAATTAGTTGTGGATAACTTTCCGAAATTCACCGACTGGCTGGAAGCAGCGGGCCCGGGAAGAGAAAGATCCACGCATCTCAAATTAATTAGGGTTTTTGGCTGTTTTCTGGGAGTTTTGGGAGTTTAAACTTGACAGGGAGCTGCCAGGCGCGCCGGGCGCCCAATTAGCCACGGACCACGGACAATTAAGGGTTTTGCTTAGATGCAGGAGTTTGGGAGTTTTGGATAATGGACTTAAAATCGAGGTCCACGAGCCTTCCTTCGTACAACCCGGGCACTTGAAATACGCTCTTTTCGCCTAAATCCTTTGTTTTACACCCGTGAAACAATTTAACCTCGCCCTCGTGGGGGAGGTTTACTAAGATATATGACTGTGCTCCTGCTGTTGCATGACGCATATTCCATGCAATTTGGAACGGTGATAGCGTAACTTTATTATTACTCCCCAGCACTTTTAACTCAAGTGTAAAGAAACCTGTATCCTTATGAAATACTAAGCAATCTGGGAATCCTGGCGTAACATAACTTTCAAGGCGTGAAACAACATAATCACCACCGTCTAATAATATCTTTACACTCTTCCAGAAAGTCGTTTCTGGTTTTGCGGTCATACTTTTTCTTGTCCTTTACTATCTTCTGACTCCACTGGCGTGATGTCTTTAGGTCCTTCGCTACTGGATTCCTTTTCGACCTGAATGATAGTTTTATTTCCTTCTTCTTTAAATTCACCTGTTAATCCTAATTCCTTTAATTGTTTCAAAACGTCTTCACGCGACATAGAGTCGATACTTCCTGTCCTGATTTCTTTACGGTCAATGTACAATCCGGCAGCCTGCCCTCGCAAGCGCTCAGCATTAAT